ATCGTCTGTAGCAGTAACATTATTAACTGTAGCAGCAACATAAGGCGAAACAAATGCAATAACATCTTTACGTTGTTCTGCAATAGCAATCAGTTGATTAGCATGGGTAATTGCATCTGCTTCAAGAACATCTGCGCCGATTAAAAAGTTAACATCAACAGTTTCTGCATCGCCAAAAATAGCATATGCAGTTTGCAATTGGCCAACCGTAACGCTTGAACCATTAGCACCACCGCCTAATTGATAAGAAGTAACTGTATCAAGAGTAGCATAACCGCTGGTAGCTTCGGTAACAGTTTCGCCAGCATTTATTAGTTCGTCATCATGAACGCCGAACCAGACATAGCTTGATTCGCGGTTCAATACATCTACATAATAGTTTGATGCGCCGTCGTCACGACGTGCATCACTTGCTTGAGAGACACCTTGGAATATTTCAAGTACTGTACCTGCAACACCAGTCCATGCACCATCTGAATCTACTACAACAATATGCATTTCATCGCCATTGTCAATAGATAATGTTAGCCCACGTGATACTGCATAATTTGACATGCCTGGAGCAAAAGCAAATTGACCACGATAAGAATTAAAACCAATAGAATCATAGGCTGCTTCGTTTGTACATACAATAACCTGAATACTATTACCTAGTGCACCAGCATACTTAGCAATAAACTCATAGTCTTCGCCAGCAGTATCTTGTGTGAATGTAGTCGATTCATATGTATTTGAATTCTTGATTAAAATACCTACCCCGCCAGCGGCAGCATTTAAAAGACCTGTGTTAGCCGTACGAACAACTTTAAGCGCATTTGTATACGACAAAAATTGTGCGGCTGGCATAAAGTACTTATATGTATCATCGTTGGGTTTGCCAAATCGAGTAGCCAATTCTTTTTCTGAACCAACTGTTATAACTTCTTCTATTGGACCCCAGGCATATGCGCCTGCAATACCACCAACTGAAGTTGAAACGGCTGGGACAACATTGGTTAGATCAATTTCGCGGACCTCAACACCTGCTGAGACTTGAAACATGTGTGTTCCCCTTAGAAAACTATTAATATGATGTTCATTATACGATTGTTTGTCATAGTATTATTTATAAATAACACAATTTCTCAGTACAATTCCCCAGACCCTGGTACAACGGTCCACATTTCTCGACCTTCATATATGACTTCTTCTGCAATTCCATTATCATAAAAACCAAATGGTGTAAGCTCAGACATAAGATCTTCTTCTGACTTTTCACGTAGGTTTGCTAATGTATTGATGTCAGTAATATCTTTAAAGTATTGTTGATCTGATAACCAACTAAATAACACTAGTGTCATAACAAGGTCATCATTTGCACCAGACTCTGCTTCATATGAAAGCCCTTTGCGTGAAAATCTAGACAACTCATTAATAGTATTCATATCATTGATAATCAATTGATTCTGTTCTACCATTAGCTTTAACATATTACAACCAACTGCCTTAACACTTTTAGTAGTTCTTATACCAGAATCTGCGCCTTTACCAAATCCACTTGAAATACGTTTACCAGATCGGCCTGCGCTTTCGGTATAAAGTATATTCTCATATTCATAGTCATTGTGTAACGAATCTGATACTTGTTGGCCAATATCGTTAATCTCTACTAGAACTGCGCATTCGCCATAAGACTTACATGTACGATATATAACCTCTGCATATTCTGTTGGAGTAATCATATTATCTTTAAATACGAATACCTGCTTATACGGCATTTGCGTAACATCAATAATTGAGAATGCAGAATAGTCTAGACCTTTGCCTCGTGATACATCGCAGACACATACATACTGATGTTCTTTTTTATATCGCTCATACATTGACATACTATCTTTACAAATAATAGGGTCCATAGGAACGAGTTCTTTTAGCTTTGCACCAGATATAAGAGTACCAGACGAGCCCTGGAACTCACAATTATGACTTATTATATCATTAGTATAATATGCATTAGTATCTTTAACTTCTAATACATCATATACATATTGTTCTTCATTAACATATTTTTTAATTTTTATACTTTCTACGCCGTCTTTAGTAAGTATAGTGTTACTAACAACTAAACTCTCAGCCGCAACATATTCGTTTCCAATGCAAATTAAATGATCTCTTGTACATTTTAATTTTTTTCCTGATGTAGTTTCAATAAACACTAGTGAATTAGATAAACTCCGTTTAATCCCATCAAACGGTTTGAATCCTTCATGTGTTAAAATTTCATAATTATTTTGTATCTGGACAAACTCTTCAATAGTTATATTTTTAATTTCACCAGTTGATTTATCTTTAACAGTCACAATTGTATCGCCAGTTACACAAGAATATTCTTGGTCAAACTTTTGCATATCATTATCTATACCGCCAAGTGCTTCTTTTTTCCATGCCTCATCACGACCAGGAACTCTTGTCCAAGGTATCTCTACATAATCAAAACCATTTGTGCCTTGCTTAGCACCCATATAGGTTTTATAAAAATGGTTCAATCCATTTGGTGTAGATGTATATAATAGTTTAGTTGTTACACCAGATGAAATAGTTGGTAATACTGAAGCCGAAAAGTCTTCCCACCCTTCAATAAATGCAGTTTCATCGATGTATAACAAGTTCATAGACTTACCGCGAATTGCGCTTGAAGATGTAGATGCAGCAATAACACGTGATCCGTTTTCTAGTTCAACAGATCCCTTGTTCCATTGTACTACACCTTGCTGTAACCAGTACGGCAGTCCTTCAAATGCAATTTGAATACGATCTAAAATCTCACGAGCAGAGTCACCTTTGTTTGCTAACAGCGCAACTCGTTTATGATCATTAAACAAAATGTAATGTAAAATAATAATAGTAGCGGTCGTTGTTTTCCCGCATTGGCGCGAAGCAACGATAATTAGTCTACGTGTATTTTCAAACTTACGTATAATTTCTTCTTGATATTCGTATGGCTCAATCGTTATTAGACCATTGTCTAGATGTACAATCTTAATATAATTTCTTGCAAAGTATAATGGATCATTTTTACATTTGACCCATTCTTTAACCATCTCTGGCGTCCAATCAATTGTTACATTGGCGCCCTTTAGGTTTGCATTACCAAAATAATTATTTAGGTTATTTGCTTTAAGCGTCGTTGTTGTCATCGTTATCAATAATTGTATTTTGTTTTACTGCTTGCCGTTCTTCAATCATTTTTGCAAGCTCTTGTGTAGAACCAACAAATAAGTTATTGTTTGTTACACCATTTGGCAGTTGTGGCACAAGACCACTCTTTGGTTCTTCTACTCTAAGAGTGTCTTTCTTTTTCTTTTGTAGATCCATCAGACGATCTGCGATTTCTGCATTAGTCTTAATCATTGTGGCTAGTACTTCAAATGCACGTGGTGCTTCTGATTCTCTTGCCAGATCCATCATTAACTCAATTGCTTCATCTCCATTCCTTACCAGTTTATAGTACTGGTCTCGAGAGAAGTCAAAGTCATCTTCTATTTGTTCTTTATTCATAATCTTAAAGATTACCTATTATAATATATTATAACTCAAATCAATTGCCGAAATAACAATTGATGCAGTACCTTCTGAATTTGTAACAGTTTCGCCAACAGTAAAATTCTCATCTGGACTACTGACCGTTATAAATCCAGTACCTGTGGCTGATACTTTACCAGTTGCACCGGAGGTAATTCCGTTTATGATGTCGCCATTCTCAAATATACCAGTAATAGTAGTATAGTTTAGCCTTGCGGTTTCTGCGTTATCAAAGGCAGAATATGTGGTAATAATTTCATGCTCTTCGTTTTCTGCTGCTCCTATTGGAAATACTTTAAACCGCAATGCACTATATGGTACACCAGCCGAAGCCATTTCCGTATCTGATATATTTATTCGTACATCTTTTGTAATACTACGGCCTGTCACTGGTCCATAAAACTTAACCTTTGCTTCAAACTCTATTGAATATATGATAGAACGGCGTGACATGAAGTCGCCTTCATAGTCATCAGACATAGTGACTGCTTGTATAACAAATGGCACATCAGACTTAAAGTTGTTATTGACTTCTTTAATTGTAACGGTATAGTCAGGTTGAAAATATGGTAATATTTGTTCTAGTATTTGCAGAGCATCATCTTGATTCTTTGCTAAAATATTTAGTTGTAGACCAATCCGATATGAAATAGGATACATGACTGATGAACGCTGAAATGTATCAGTACCAGATTCGTTTGAAACCGGTATCTTCTTTGTCATACCCTTTTGTAATTTTGAACTAGTATCATATGTTAGCGACACAATCTCAAAAGACATGCGAGGTAAACGTATTGCTAACTTAGGATCGTTCAAATACTTTTCATCTGCAATACGAGCTAAAAACTTTTGTCGTGGGCCATACGACAATGGAACCTTAATTGTCGAAATGATCTTACCGCTAGCGTCACGCTTAACTACCTTAAGGTTATTGAACAACGTACCAAATACGGCTACTGTTCGCTTAATGTGTTCGTGATAAAAGTATGTGCCAAACATTATTTTCCTTATGGAGTGCTTGCATGCTATTATTCATTAGGAAGCCACCAACATGGTTCTAAATACATTTTTAAACACTATCAGGTGAAGAAAACGGATTGCTCTCACTGAAGTCAATTATGTCATCACTACGATCTTCAAATACAGAATTCTGAGATAGCGGCTCTTGTGGAATAAATTTATCATAGTCATCATCGTTATCAATGTTATAGATTTTAGTAATTTCCCATGTATCATTAGCACGTACAAATGCACCGCCGACTTGGAATGTTTTAAGCTTACCGTCTGACGACTGTATATTAGTTATGTATAGGTCAGATACTCGTGGGATTACGTCAAGAGCAGATATCTTGACATAGTCAGATACTTCGCCAGTGATAGTTACGCCTGTCGATACTACTTGAGATACTAGTTCGCCAATCTTAAATCCAGTCGTGCCACCGCGTATTTCAATAACGGTCTGTGGCCCATATGTTGACTCAAATGTATCAATAGATGAAATGCCAGTATCAAATTTTTCTGCTGCATATTCAAACAGTTCACATTGCATTTCATATGTTGGTAAATTTGACAATTGATAAAATGGAGACTCATGCTCAACAAATTTAATTTCAAATATGCTTTTTGATAATGGTAAGTAAATTAGGTCGCCTTCGCGTGGCCGTTCTTCACGGATAGCATTATCATCGATGCTAACCAAACGAGAAAATTGTCTGCGTGATACAATAAATGTTGCTTGATCTCGAATCTCTAGACCAAACTTTGAATATAGATTGCCTTCTCCGCCAAAGCCTTCTGTATCGCTAATGTACATTTCAATTACATATGCACGAGCATACTTCGAATATTCTTCATTAAGAATTTCGTCTGGCGTAACTGTTTCACGTGGTATGTAATAGACATCTTGTCCATACATCTTTAGTGATTCAATGATAAGGTCTTCATAGAGCATTTGCTCTGTGCGAACCTTAGGGCTGAAAAAAACATTTGTAGGCATTATGCTACCTTATTGTACACAAAGACGTTTTGACCAGAATCAAATATCTGATAGTAATTTTTACTTTTCATTATTTGTACCTCGGTCATTAACTTATTATCTTCATTACTTATTTTATGTTTTTGCGTCTGATATCTTGTTAGTATATTACCTTTAACATTAACCCAAAAATAATTTGGTGCCGATGTATCAATCAAATTAAATCCTAATGAACTATACATATTTCCATTAAATAACCGACGTTGAGCATATGAAATTACTGTATTAGGATTGTGCTGCTTCAAAAAATGTTTAAACAATTTTGATGCTCCACCTACTACAGTATGACCTAACTTATTACAATATCTTAGTAACTCAAATTGATATTTTTTATTGAATCTTGATTTCCCAAAACTTATACAAGCAATGATTTCATTATTAGACACTAGTCCATATTTAATCTTTGCATTAACCTTTCCTTGTATATGATTTGTATTACAAAAGTCAAAGTATTCTATATTAGACAATTCACGTATGCTGCATTGGCGTGCATATACTTTTTTGTTTAGCCCTAAAGCTGCGCCCAATATTGAAAATACAATATCACGCTTAAGTTTAAACTCATAGTCATAAAAATGTAATAGCCTTATATTCTTTGCCTCACATTCTTTTGTTTTATCATAATGATAGTACTTATTATTAACTCGTGTATTACAATGCCAATATATACCGTTTACTTCAACTGCAACATTAGCAGCTGGTATGAATACGTCTAGTTCTTTAGGTTTAATAATCTTACGAGAATTACTTAATACATCAAACCCATGATGTTCTGCAAATTCTTTGACATCATATTCATGTGACGAGCTTGACTTAGGCAAAGACACTGAAGTATTATTTCTAATAAAGGTACTGATATAATCACGTGAACATTCAAGGTGAGCCGCAAAGTGATGACTAGTCCAACCTTCTGCAATTCTTGCCTTTACCCAGTCTTCGTCTAATAATTGTTTCTTTTTATCACTAAACTTTTTATCTAAAATATCTGCACGAAGATCACGCTTACGCTCTGGTGTAGACATCTTATGTAATTCAAGATACTGACGTAATCTTTCATGTGGTATATTATACAATGCTGCAACTTGCCGTATAGTGCTCAATGAGTTTTCATTATAATAATTTGCTGCAGCAATTACACTTGGTAAAACCGCTGCGGTTATTTCTTCACCGCGTTTTTTGTTTTTAGCAGAATTACGAATAGTATTTTGTGCACTTAATTGTTTATTATAACAAGCTTGACCACAATACTTCAAGTAACCTTCTTTAAAAGATTTTATGTCAGTGAGTGGTTTGCTACAAATTGTACAATTAGGCGTGCTGATGCCATGCAACTTGTTATAAACAACAGTTCTATCAATTTTAGCTTTAAAGGTCGACAGCTTACGACCAGAAGGGTTCCTTCCGGTTAGCAGCATATCGTATGTATATTGTTCAGCAATGTTCATCATAATATTATTTATACCAGAAAATTATCCTACGAAAAACATAGGCGGGTATTCATGTTTGAGCTGAATTTCTTCTTCAATTTTTTGGATTTCTGCATTAGATTCTTCAAGAATTCTTTGAGCATTAATTGTTACGCCACCAGGAAGTTGCATATTCTCAAATTTGCTAAGGTTCTGTCCCCAGTTCCTTTTAATCAGTGCAGTAGCATACCGCTTCAAAAACATATCATTGTAGATATCGACAAATGAATTCGGGTCTACAATACGATATGCCTCAACAATAATCCAGTCATCCAGTTTAACGGTGGTACCCCAGTCAGTATCAATGTACAAACGGTTCATATGACGATTATATCTAATCTGTTGTTCACCATTAAAAACCATATCAAGAGTACTTAAATACGACATGGTCTGAACATAGTTAGTAACAGAACCTGCATGACGAAGATCAAATATATCGTTTAAGAACATTTGATATTTTGCAGAAAACATATTTGATGTCATACCGCTTTCGGCTAATGACATTATGCGTGTCACGACAGTAATTGCATCTGGAATATTGATGTACTGATTAACCATATCAGCTTCTGTAATCTTATGTTTATGGAATAGCGGATAGATTGCATCAGAATGATATTCTTGAAAGAACTGCAGAGCCTCGTCAATACGATCTTCTATTTGTTCTTCAGATACATTAACCTCAAGTACTGGTTCGCCAAGATTGCGAAGGCAATATTCGATTAGAGTTTGACGTGATGTTGGTATTGCCATAATTGTTCTCTTTATTTATTACTAATACATTGTTGATATTCTGCTTCACGACGAATCGTCAAACCACGAAGTGGTGCACCCTTGAACTTGTCCCATCGTAGAATTTCTTTACAGGCACCGTCATAGTCACCTGCATTTAGTTTACGAACCAGAGTAGAACGACAAAACGCTGAGGAGCCGATATTATATGAGAGTGAAATAAATGCATCATACTCATATTGATGAAGCGGAACCGTGACGCATTGTTTTAGAGCGCCTTCAAAGTTTTTGATGTCATCTAGTTTTCTTTGTAGGGCAAGGACTGGGTTTGTACTATCGCCGAGCTTGACACCTTGAGTGGTGCCAAATCCGATTGTCGGTACATCGCCTGGGACTGGTATGTATGCCCTTTCCTGATAGCCTTCATGCACTGCCAGACCGACCAGAGCCGATGCACTAAGTACTAGAGTTGCGATTCCAGCACGAGTCTTATTTTGGAGTTTCATTATTAGTCTAAATCTTTTTGTACAACAATACGTGAAATAAAAGCACCTGCCACTGCAGAGAGTGTAAGAATAGCAAATACGTCTTTGGGTATCTCGTGTTCGAACATTGGCAATACTACCTCTGCGGCAGTAAGAATACCCGCGATCACAATGAACTTAATCGACCATGCTCGCTTTAGGATTTCTAACCAATGTGTATCTAATTTCATTATTGTTCTACTGCCCCTTCAAGTGGAGTCAAATCTTGATCTTCTGTCCAAAAGTCTTTTGCCAACATGATCTCTAAATGATCCACATTACGCTTGACTGTATCTGCCCAGTCTTCATCAGTCATGCCTACGGGTTGACCATTATTGATTAAATTGACCGAGTCCATGGAGGCATCATAATGACGTTGAACCTGTTCTGGGGTGATGAGTATAGTTGTATCGTTCATGATGTTATTCCTTTATAGTTTATATTAGTAATATTTATCCCCAGACTCTGTGAGGATGTTCTGGCAATATTGAATAGGGTTCAAGTGCCGTGATGTCTTCTGAACCGACTACTCGAGCATTGACATGCCACCCATCTTTTGCGACAGGCACGTAGCCTTCAGGCAATGGGTCAGGCGCAGGTTCGTAGATCACGCCAATCGTGTCGATGTTCACATAGTTCGGCACATAATGCCACCGCACGGGCACGGGTTCAACCTCAGGGTCT